CTACAACATTTAATGCTGGTAGAAGTTCAGGAGTACGTAAGGTTCAAATAGAGGTGGCTTCTAACGCGCCTAGCAGTGGTTTAAGATACTATTGTTATATTCATGGTAACGGTATGGGTAATACTATAACTGTTAAAGATAGTAACATATCATTAGTTGCTGGATCTATAACTAATGTGAACAATACTGGTAATAACATAGCAAATGTAAATACCGTTGGTGGAGCTATTGCAAATGTTAATACTGTTGCAACAAATATAACTGGCGTTAACTCATTTAACGATAGATATAGAGTTGCTTCTTCTGCACCTACCTCTAGTTTAGATGCAGGAGATTTATATTTTGATACTTCATCAAACTTGTTAAAAGTATATAACGGATCTGCGTTTCAGTCTACTGCTCCTTCAGCAGCTGATCAAAACAACATTAATATTGTAGCTGGTGAAGTAACTGCTCAAGAAGATTTAGGATCTATTGCTAATGCTGTATCAACTAGTTCTGGAAGTAACATAAATACAGTTGGACAAAATATATCAAACGTAAATACTGTAGCAGGCATATCAAGTAACGTAACATCTGTAGCAGGTAACTCTTCAAACATAAACACCGTAGCCGGTATAAGTGCTAACGTAACAACCGTTGCGGGTATTTCTAGTAACGTAACTGCCGTTGCAGGTAATGCTACTAACATTAACGCAGTAAACTCAAATGCAACTAATATAAACACAGTAGCAGGAGCAGCAACTAACATTAACACAGTTGCCGCTAATGTTACTGGAGTAAACAGTTTTGCAGAAAGATATAGGGTTGCAAGTTCTGCGCCAACAAGTAGTTTAGATACTGGTGACTTATTTTATAATACTACTGCTAATTCGCTTAACTATTATAATGGAAGTACATTTGTGCCTATTGTTGCAGGTGCTATGACTTCTCTTGTAGTTGATACTACTCCACAATTAGGTGGTGACTTAGATGTAAATGGAAACGCTATAGTATCTGCATCAAATGGAAACATAGCTCTTACACCTAATGGTTCAGGTAAAGTTGTTATTAGTAGTCCACAACTTGCTAGTAACCTTGATGTAAATGGCAATCAAATTGTATCTGTATCAAATGGAGATATTACGATAGCGCCAAACGGATCTGGTGAAATAAATTTAAACGGTACAGTAAATACTGATAACCTAACAATAGACTTTGGGAGCATAGCATAATGGCTAAACTATTAAAATTAAGAGGTGGTACAACATCTCAACATGGTTCGTTTACTGGAGCCGACCGTGAGGTTACAGTAGACACAGACAAAGAAACATTAGTTGTACATAATGGATCGCAAGCTGGTGGGTTTCCATTAGCAAGAGCAGATGGTACTGGTACATCAAACTTTACTATTACTGGTGAAATAGATGCTGCTACACTTGATATATCAGGTAATGGTGATGTAGCTGGTACGCTTAATGCTGGTGCGCTTACTGTTGACAATATTACAATAGACGGAACAGAGATTGATTTAAGCTCTGGTGATTTAACGCTTGATGTCGCAGGAGATATTATACTTGACGCTGATGGTGCTGACGTTTCTTTTAGAGATGGTGGCACAGGACATTTATCTATATCGAATAGCTCTAACGATGCTGTTATAACAAGCCTTCAAACTGATAAAGACATGATTTTTAAAGGTGTTGATGGTGGCTCTACTATTACCGCTCTTACACTTGATATGTCTGACGCAGGAAACGCAACATTCAATGGAACTGTAACTGCAAATGCAGGACTAAAAGCAGACAACATAACCATAGACGGAACAGAGATAGACTTATCATCTGGTGATCTTACTGTTGATGTTGCAGGAGATATTATACTGGATGTTGATGGTGGAGATGTTCATTTTCAAGACGATGGTTCAAGTAATCGTTTTATGACCATAAAAAATTCTTCTGGAAATGCTATTTTTAGCAATACTATTGCAGATGGAGACATTACATTTCAAGGCAATGACGCAGGAGTTGGTGCTATAAATGCACTTATACTTGATATGTCAGCATCAGGAGCAGCAACCTTTAACAATAACGTAACAGCATTCTCAGATGAAAGACTAAAAGATAACATTGAAACTATTGATGGTGGTCTTGCAAAAGTGCTTAGTATGCGAGGCGTTAACTATACTAGAGACGGTAAAGATAACGTTGGTGTTATAGCACAAGAAGTAGAAAAAGTTTTACCAGAAATAGTTCTTACTGCAAATGATGAAATGGGAACTAAATCTGTAGATTATGGCAGAATAACAGCAGTATTAATAGAAGCAATAAAAGAATTAAAAACACAAATAGACGCTAAATGCGATTGTGATTGTGAATGTAAAGGAGAGTAATTATGGCGTTACAAAGTAGCGGTGCAATTAGTTTAGATGATATTCACCAAGAAGTTGATGGTGTGTCTGGTACAACCTGTTCTATAAACGATTCTGATATTAGAGGCCTGATTGATAAAGGTGCTGGCGCTACTATGGGATTTAACGAATGGTATGGTGCGTCAAACACTAAGTATATAGCTGCAACAGGAGGAAACACAACAACTTCTGGTAACTATAAATATCACTACTTTAATTCATCGGGAACATTTAATATAACACAAGGACCAGTAAATACTCCAACAGCGGTAGACTATATTATTATTGCTGGTGGTGGAGCAGGAGGAACATCTGCAACTAACCAGTATAATAGAATGGGTGGTGGCGGAGGTGCTGGTGGTTATATCACTGGTACGTTTACTGGTAATGCTGGTTCTAGATCTATTACCGTTGGAGGCGGAGCTGGTGCTGCTGTTAATTCTGGAAACAACGGATCTAACTCTTCTATATCAGGCGTTGCAACTGCAACTGGTGGAGGAGGCGGTGGCTTCTCAAATAGTGGTTCGAGTCAAGATGGTGGAAACAGTGGTGGCTCTGGTGGTGGAGGAGGAATGCCATCTTATTTTGGTTCTTCGTCTGCAGGAAGCGGAACTTCTGGTCAAGGAAATGCTGGTCATATTGGAAATAGAGGATATCAACCGGGTGTCAGTGGTTTAGGTGCTGGAGGAGGCGGAGGTGGTAAAGGCGGAGCTGCTCAAGACTACCTTTCAAGAGTAACAGCATATCAACCACATGGAATTTATTCAGAAGCCAGAGTATCTTATGCTGGAGGTAAAGGATCAACTACAGGTAGTGCAAACTATAATGGAGCATCACGCGCTGGAGGTGGTGGTGGAGGAGCTTATCCAGGACACGGATATTATTTCTGGAATAACAACCCTGCTAACCCACAATATTACGACAGCTACTTTAGATTTCCGTATGGTGGTCGTGGTAGAGACCAATTTAACCAACCTGCAAATTCTTATAACTCAAGCGCATCTGGAGGTGGTGTAGGTCACGCTTATTCTAATGTTAACAGTCCTTATGATAACCCAGATCGTGGAAGTGGAATTGTTCAGGTAGCAGCAAGTGGAACTGCAAACACCGGCGGTGGTGGCGGTGGTGGAGCTCACGGCGATGCAGCCAGCGGGAGACAAGGCGGAAACGGTGGATCTGGAATTGTAATGGTAAGATATCAATATCAAGGATAATTATTATGGGACATTGGGCAAGAATAAATGAAAATAATATTGTGCAAGAAGTTTTAGTTATAACTAAAGAAGAGCTTGACAAAGGTACTTGGGGTGATACATCTAAGTGGATAAAAACAAGTTACAATACATGCGGTGGAAAACATTATGTACCTAAACAAAACCAAGACTACTCAGAAGAAAACTCTGATCAAAGTAAAGCAATAAGATATAGGTTTGCTAGTATTGGTGATATTTATGATGCAACTAACGATGTTTTTTATAAACAATCACCGTTTGCCTCTTGGGTTCTTAATAAAACTAACTGGGAATGGGAAGCTCCTGTTACTGAACCTGAATTTACAGAACAACAAAAATACGATTGTTGTGTGCACAAATGGAATGAAGAAGCATATCAAGCAGATAACACAAAAGGGTGGGAGATTTTTACACCTGAAAAACCAGAAAAAGAATTTGCAAGTTGGACTTGGGAGCCTAGCATTTTTAATTGGAAAGCTCCTATAGATATGCCAGATGATGCATGGAAAGACGACTTACCTAATATAGAATATTACTGGAACGAAGAACTATACCAATCAGATAATACGAAAGGCTGGGTAGCAAAAGATGGATGAGTATAAATTTGAAGATAATACTTTTATGGGAGGCTGGTACATACCCAAAGGCGTTTGTGATGAACTAAAAGAGTATTATGATTCAAGAAAAGATGAGCACATAGCAGGTCAATCAGGAGAAGGATTAAATCCTGACTTTAAAAAATGTACTGAATTATATATTAAACCTTACGAGTTTAATGATATAGATAGATACCTTTTTTATCTACAAGAATGTTTAGATAGATATAAAGAAAAGTATCCTTATGCTGATCAAGTTAATAGTTACTCAATAAATAGTAATGTAAAAATACAACACTATAAACCTGGCGAAGCTTACTATGCAATGCATATGGAAAACTCAGGACAACCACAATTAGTACAAAGACACTTAGTATTTATGACTTATTTAGATACGTTAGATAATGCTGGTACAGAGTTTTATCATCAAAAGCTTACAACTCCATGTGAAAAAGGTTTAACTCTAATATGGCCAGCAGGATGGACTCATATGCATAGAGGCGTAACAAACACTGTTGGCGACAAAAGTATTATTACAGGATGGTATACTTTTCAATATACTGAAGAGCAATATAAGAATATTCAAGACGCAAATCATAGGCATGGTATTCTTCATGAATTTATAAAAAATAATCAGTGAGTGATTTAAATTATGGATAATGATCAGGTACAACAAGTATTAACCGATATGGCTGTTATGCATACACGCATGCAGTCATTAGAAAAACGGTTACATAGATTAGAAATGATATTAATCGCTTTAATAGGTGGTTATGTCGCATTTA